GCTTGACAGATATTCTGACCAAGTTTTTCAGGCTTGGTTTAACAAAGACCCTAAAAAAGCAGGTGAGATTGTCTTCGCCATGTTTGATGCAGAGCTTGAAAAATTCCAACAGGACGGTGAGTTATGAGGTGTGTTATTTGTAACGAAGGCTTGACAGACTTTGAAGCTACTCGAAAGTACGCTGACACTGAGGAGTTTGTTGATATGTGTAATCACTGTTACAGTTATGTCAAGAGAAATATTCACACAACAGAGCGTGAAGATCTCTTGACAGAGCACGACCACGCTGAACTTGACACACGTTATGACGACCTCGATGATTTATTTTCACTGGAGTCTTGACATGCTCAGGTTTACAGCGTATAATATAGTACTTAAGAGCTTGGTTATGTTTTATTCTTATTTTAAATTAACTCTACCAACTGAAGTTAATCATGATTAACCTATGGAGATACTATGGAAGGTTACGAGGATATGTTAGAAGCACATCGCTACCACACTCTAATGGAAGCCGCTCGTGTTGCTGAGGATGTTGACCTTGACTTTTTTCTTGACCAGTTAGAAGAGCACTGTCGAGATCCACATCACGCTAATGCGTTCCGAGTAATGAAGATTATGTTGAGGAGAAATCCACGTGAGTTTTATACAAACACATCAACCCTGTAACGACTGCGGAAGCAGTGATGGTTTAGCTGTCAACGATGATGGTTGGAGTCACTGCTTTGTTTGTCAGACAAGGCGTAAGGTAGACAGCATAGGAGATCCTGTTGTGAGTACAGTAGTAAAGTTTGAACCTAAGTCTGGTAGTAACTACAGGTCTATACCGTCTCGTAACATTAGTGCTGAGACGTGCAGAACTTATGGTTGCGTTACTGACGGTAGTAATTACATCTTCCAGTACCATGACCACACAGGGTCTATGGTTGCAGAGAAGATCAAGACACCTGACAAATCATTCAGCATCAATGGTGAGTGGAAGCAAGCGACACTGTACGGACAGCACCTGTTCAAGAAAGGTGGTAAGTTTGTAACAGTTGTTGAGGGTGAGATGGATGCACTTGCGGCATACCAGATGCTTGGATCTAAGTGGCCTGTCGTGTCCATCCGCAATGGTGCGGCATCAGCACTCAAGGATTGCAAGAAAGAGTACGAGTGGCTCGACAGCTTTGATTCTATTGTTGTGTGCTTTGACAACGATGAGGCAGGACAGAAAGCTACCAACGAAGTAGCAGAGTTGTTCGGTGCTAAAGCTCGCATCATGCGTCACCGCCCTTTGATCAACAACATCAAGATCAAGGACGCTTGTGACTACCTTGTCGATAACTTAGGTAAAGAGTTTAGTGATGCTTGGTGGGCTGCTGATCAGTTTGTTCCTGACGGTATCATCCAAGGAAGCACACTGTTTGATCTTGTCATGAAGCCTGTCGAGGCTAGTGATGTGATGTATCCTTTTACAGGTCTCAACAAACTAACCTACGGCATACGAAAGGGTGAGCTTGTGACGATCACAGCAGGGTCAGGCTTAGGTAAGTCACAGTTTGTGCGGGAGATTGTGTGGCATATTCTTGAGAAGACTGATGACAACATTGGATTACTATTCTTAGAGGAGAGCACACGCAGAACAGGACTGAGCATCATGTCACTGGCCGCTAACAAGCCACTGCACCTACCAGACTGTGAAGCAACAGATGATGAAAAGATTACAGCCTATGAGAAAACTCTTGGAACAAATCGTCTCTACCTGTTTGATCATTTTGGTAGCACAACTGTCGATAATATTATTAATCGTGTGCGTTATCTCGCAAAAGGTCTTGGGTGCGAGTATATCTTCTTGGATCACATCTCGATTGTCGTGTCTGCACAAGGCTCTGGTGACGAGCGTAAGGCCATTGATGAGATAATGACAAGGCTACGTATGCTTGTGCAGGAGACAGGCATAGGCTTGATCTGTGTGAGCCATCTGAAGAGACCTGACGGCAAAGGTCACGAGGAAGGTAGTGCTACTAGTTTGTCGCAATTACGGGGAAGTGGCGCGATTGCACAGCTTAGTGACATGGTGTTGGGACTAGAGCGTAACGGTCAAGCTGATGATCCTATAGTACGCAACACCACACACGTGAGGGTGCTGAAGAATCGCTTTAGTGGTATCACAGGTAAGGCGTGTGACTTGCTATACGATCTTGGTACTGGTAGAATGAGCGAACACAACATAGAGGACAACTTGTGATTGTATTGGACATTGAAACTAACCTAGCTCACGACACTATTTGGTGTGTTGTTACGTATTCCGAAGATGATGGGTTTAAAGTCTGGACTGAGGACAATAACGCTTTCTTTCAAGAGTACCTAAACAGTAATGCGCCTGTTGTCATGCACAATGGTATTGGTTTCGATGCTCCTGTATTGCGTGATGTCTGGGATATAACACTCTACCCATCTCAGGTGGTTGATACGCTTGTCATGTCTCGTTTGTATAAACCTGACATTGAAGGTGGTCACTCACTCAAGGCATGGGGACAGCGATTGAGAGGTGATGATGGTAAGATTGACTTTGATGACTTTGAGGCAGGCTATTCAAAAGAGATGGTCAAGTATTGTAAACGTGATGTTGATCTTACTCACGATCTATATCACCATCTTGTTGGTGAGCTAGACAACCTCGGTTTCTCTCAGCAGTCCATTGATCTTGAACACGCTGTAGCAATACAGATGTGCAAGCAAGAGCGCAACGGATTCTTGTTGGATGTTCGAGGTGCTACAGATCTACTGACTATGCTCAAGGCTCGCATGGCTGAGATTGAAGAGCAGATGCAGGATACCTTCCCACCTATCGTGACTGAACGATGGAGCGAGAAGACAGGAAAGCGACTCAAGGATCATGTTGAGGTATTCAATGTTGGGTCACGACAACAGGTAGCTAAGAGGCTTGAGAGTCTTGGTGTGAAGTGGAAGCGTGTGACAGAGACAGGCAGACCTGTAGTTGATGAAGGCACATTGGCTGAGATAGACCTGCCAGAGGCTAAGCTAGTGGCAGAGTATCTTATGTTACAGAAGCGTGTTGGTCTTGTTGATAGTTGGATCAATGCCGCAGGTGACGACAACAGAGTACATGGTAGAGTGATCAGTAATGGTGCTGTAACAGGACGCATGACACACAGTAGTCCCAACATGGGACAAATACCGTCAGTGTCTAGTCCGTATGGCGCAGAGTGTCGCGGTCTGTGGGTAGTGCCTGAGGGGTACAAGCTTGTTGGCTGTGACTTGAGTGGTATTGAGTTGCGCTGTCTAGCACACTACATGAAGGACGATGAGTGGACACAGGAGCTACTTGAGGGTGACATCCATACCAAGAATCAAAAGGCCGCAGGATTGCCTGAGAGAAGCATGGCAAAGACTATGATCTATGCTACACTCTACGGTGCAGGTGCTGCAAAGATTGGATCAATTGTAGGAGGAGGTGCAAAGGAAGGTGAACAGATACTTGAGAACTTCTATGCGAACACGCCAAAGCTTAGAGAACTCCAGACGCTGGTGGGCAGTCTTGCAAGAGCAGGACACATCAAAGGTCTTGATGGCAGAAGACTACACATCAGATCAGAAAGAGCGGCACTCAACACGCTACTCCAAAGCTGTGGTGCAATCATAGCTAAGCAGTGGTGCGTTCAATTACACAAGAGACTCAACAACGCAGGTCTAGGCTATGCTGTAAAGCAGGTAGCATTCGTTCACGATGAGATACAAATGGAGGTAAGAGAGGAAGCGGCAGTAGCGGTGGCAAAGATCATGGAAGAGTCTGCCACTCAAGCAGGGAAGCAGTTAGGATTCAGGGTTCGCGTAGACGCTGAGTCTAAAATTGGTAATAGTTGGTATGATACGCATTGACATATGCTTCTTTTTGCTGTATAATATATAGCATATCAGGAAGTTAATCATGATTAACCATTAGGAGAATACTTTATGAACAAAGTACCTGTAGAACTAAACAACGTAACACTTTACTGGGCATCTCTTGCAGAGCCTAACACTATGTCTGGCAAGTATCAGGTAGACCTATGCCAGCTCACCGAAGAGCAGGTAGGTGTGCTAGAAGACATTGGTTTAAACGTCCGCACCAAAGGCGATGATCGTGGCTACTTCGTCACTGCTAAGTCTGCTAAGTTTCCAATCACGCCATACTTAAAAGATGGTGGTGTCTTTGAGGGGATGGTAGCGAATGGTTCTAAAGCTGACGTTAAAGCAGAGGCTTACCAGTGGACACACGCACCTACTAAGCGTAGTGGTTGGGCTATCGGTATTAAGATTGGAGGTCTTACATTGACTGATGCAATCGAGTATACCCCACAACCTGTAGTGGCAGGTGAGGAAGCTTTGTGATCGCTCTCATTGACGGTGACATCCTCACATACAGGATAGGGTTCGCCTATAATGATGAGGACTTTGCTCTCGCTCGGCATATGCTGGGCGAGACTATCCAAACCATCTGTGAGGAACTCAACACCGAAGACTTTGAACTATTCATCACAGGCAAGACCAACTTCCGTAACGACTACGCAGTCACAGAGCCTTACAAAGGCAATAGAAAAGGTGAAAGACCTGTACACTACGATGCACTACGTGAGTACATGCTGGAGATTGGAGCAACACTTGTTGAGGGCGAAGAAGCTGATGACGCTATTGCTATCAGAGCCACTGAGTTAGGTGATGAGTGCTGGATTGTTAGCATTGACAAAGACTTTGACCAAGTGAAAGGATGGCACTATAACTTTGTCAAGAAGCAACAGTACTACATTAGCAACATGCAGGGGACACTTAACTTCTACATGCAATTCTTAACAGGTGACCGTATTGACAACATCATTGGTGTTAAAGGTATCGGCGCTGTCAGAGCTAAGAAGTTGTTAGAGGGCAAGACAGAGCGTGAGATGTTTGAGATCTGTGTTGAGAAGTTAGGTAGTGAAGAGAGGGCTGTAGAGAATGGTATCCTATTGTGGCTCAGGCGGTATGAAGGGCAGATCTGGACACCACCAACCAAGGAAGAGGTCAATGAAGAAGCGGTCAAGGAAGAACATACCGAAGGGGTTTGACAGTTGGTTAGAGTTTGATCTCTCTAAAGAACTCAGGCAATGTCAGTACCACACAGAGCGTATACCGTATATACAACGTAGAACGTATGAGCCTGACTTTGTATACTTTGATGAGGAAGAGCAGATCTTAACGTACATTGAAGTCAAGGGCAGGTTCAGAGATAGGAACGAGGCTAAGAAGTATGTTGATATCAGAGATAGTCTTAACCGTACTGTTGATTTTGACTTTGTTCACGAGCTTGTATTTGTATTCCAGAATCCGAAAACTGCAATGCCTTTTGCGAGAAAGAGAGCAGATGGAACTAAGTTTACGATGGAGGAGTGGGCAAATAAGAACGGTTTCACTTTCTACACCCCAGAGACTGTACCAAACAAGTGGAGAAGTAAGAGATGACAAAACATTTAATCATTCCTGACACACAAGTTAAGTCTGGAGGTAGGATTGATCACCTCAGGTGGGCAGGACAGTACGCTGCTGACAAGAAGCCTGATGTGATTGTGCACTTAGGCGATCACTGGGACATGCCTAGCCTGTCAAGCTACGATGTTGGTAAGAAGAGCTTTGAAGGTAGACGCTACACCAACGATATAGAGGCAGGTATTGATGCTATGCTAGCGTTCCTAGAGCCTATCAGAGCAGAGCGTGAGCGCCTTCGTATCAACAAGAAGAAGCAGTGGCAACCTAAGATGGTGTTCTTGCTTGGCAACCACGAGCAACGCATTGAGAGAGCGATAGAGTCTGATGCAAAGCTTGAAGGACTGATGAGCTACGATGATCTGATGTTGCCTGAGATGGGCTGGAAAGTTGTACCATTCCTAAAGCCTATCATCATTGATGGTATTGCCTACTGTCATTACTTCTGTTCAGGTGTTATGGGTAGACCTGTAACGAATGCTAAGCTACTACTACAGAAGAAGATGATGTCGTGTGTGCAAGGCCACGTGCAAGACCGTGACATAGCCTATGCAAGACGTGCAGATGGTGCTAACATCACTGGGCTTTTTGCTGGTATCTTCTATCAACATGACGAGGACTACCTAAACCCCCAGACTAATGGGAGCTGGTCAGGTATTTGGATGTTGAACGAAGTAAACAACGGAAGCTTTGATGAGTTACCTGTGTCAATTAATTACCTTCGTAAGAAGTACGGTAAGGATGTG